TTTTATATATTTATCTGAAGCTTTATTTAAAGAATTTATAAATTCAGGTTTGTCATCAACCCATATTGGTGTTTTAAAATATTCTACAAATTTCATACTATCTAAATGGATGTCCTAAATTCCAAATAACTAAACTATATCTTGTGCCTGAAGTTACAGGTTTTACCCTATGCCATACAAATGATGGAAATACAATAATTGATCCTTTAGGTAAAATTTCTTTACATTCTCTGAGATGTTGAAGTTCATCTCTCATGTGTGGATCATAATCTCTAAAATCAAATTCTAATTCACCTCCTGTATATTCAGAGCCATCTGTTAATTGACAGGTTAAAGATAATTTTCTAATTTTGTTGTGTTGTGGATCATTTTTATCTTCCATATTGTATGGTTCTTTCCAACTATCAGAATGCCAATCATAATATTGATTTAATTTATATTTTGTAAACTGACATACTTCTGGTTGAGCTAGATCAAAATTCCAACCCGCATCTTGATTTGCTCTACTAATATAAGGAGCTATTTCTTTGTAAATCCAATTATCTTTTAACCAAACTACATCTGAATTTCTTTTTTGTTTTAATTGTTTTTTTGACTCTTCTGTCTTTTCACTTTTTTGATAGCCACCTGTTAAACCTGTGGTTTCTTTTAAAGACAAACCATATCTTATAATATCATCGCATATTCTAGGTGGAATGGCTGAAGTATAATAGTAGTAATAATTAGATAAATTCATAACTTATAAATTGAATATAATTTAAAGTTTTGTTTTGATTATTTCTAATTGTATATAAGTTGGTTGAAGGAAATAAAATAAATTTATTATTTTTAAGTTCTATATCCCAACTTCTTCCTTTACGTCTATTATCATCATAATATATTCTTACATGACATTTATCTACATCAACACCATATAGTAATATGTAGTCGGGAGAATTTCTTAAATCAACTGGATCAACTTCTAATAATGGCTCAGTTATTTTTGACGTAAAAGCATTTCCCCAAGTTTTTTTATTTATTAAATTAATATTATATTTAGCTCTAATGTGATCTCTAATATATGTATTTAATAAATCAAAATTCTTCGAAAAAGAAAATTCTTCTTTTTTAATAAATGATTCTAAAATATCTGCACGAAATTTTTCACTATTTATTTCAAAACCTTTAGGCATTGAAACATCACCAGTAATTATAAACTGTTCGGATAATGTAATTTTTTCTATCATGTAATTATAACTTTATTACATGTATATATACTAAAAAATATATTTGTAAACCTATGTTGATAACTTTTTAGATACCAGACAGATTATTAACTAAATCCCATGTTTGGTTATCTTCATTCCAAACATAACCCCATTCATGTGTTTTAGCTGTATTTTGATCTTGTTGTTCTTGTGTCAATGCTGGAGCATCACCAATTGGAGATTTCCAAGATGCAGTTGCATTATGCTTTACCCATGAAGTAAATGGTTGTTTAGGCCAAAAAATTTGATTAATTGAATCCCAAGTATAACCTATACCGGCATAGTTTCCTCTAAACGGAGTTCCACCTGTTTTATGTTGTCCTTGAGCCGTGTTGTAAGAAGTTTGAATCCATAAATGAGATGGCCAATTATTATGTTGTTCTAAATATTGTTGACCCAATGTTTCTTGTTCTGTTTGATTAGCATCTAACATATTTTGATTATCTAATGTTAATACATCTAACACTTCATTATTTTCTGATATTTTTGCAAAATGTGCCATACTTATCCTCTATTGAAATTTGTACCTTATAATAACTATTCCGCTTCCACCAGCGCCACCATTTCCACCAAATAGTGCTCCTGATCCACCGCCACCGGTATTAGTTCCACCAGCACTGCCGCCGCCAGGTGAGCTTGGCCCAGGTGCTCCTCCACCAGCTCCTCCAGAACCGCCAGGTCTACCTGCTCCACCACCTGCTCTAGCTGTAGGTGAATTATTAATTGATGATGTACCACCGTTTCCGCCGTTTGCGCTAGAACCAGCTGCAGTTGCACCACCGCCGCCACCACCTTTATTAGGGGGAGGTGTTCCGGGATTACCATTATTACCTTGAGGTGGACTTACTGGAGGTGAGTTACCTGATCCTCCTCCTGATCCATTTAAAACTCCATTTCCACCGCCGCCAGAGCCTCCTGAATTTCCATTTCTTGGACTACATCCACCGCCGCCGCCACCGCCAGCAGAAGTTATACTTTGAAAAGATGAAGTTCCTCCGTTACTACCTGCACCAGGACTATTTCCACCAGCTCCTCCGCCTCCGACTGAGATTGGATAACCTGTTACTGAAACCGGTAAAGCTGAAACTCCAGAACCTAAAGGACTTCTTGAATAACAACCTGAAGCAGCACCTGAAGATTCTCTGTAGCCGCCGGCACCGCCGCCGCCACCTTCTTCTCCGCCGCCACCTCGGCCGCCACCGCCACCGCCACCAGCGACAACTAAATAATCTACTGTATCTGAACCTACAGGGTTACCTGCATTAGTAACCGTAAAAGTTCCTGGGGATGTGAAAGTATGAATTTTGTAATCACCAACTGTTGATATAGAACCACCTGTTGCTGAAACAAAACCAGCAGCTTCTGAACATCTAAATTGGCCTATTGAAATTTGTCCTGAACTTGGAATTGGTCCATTTGGAGCAGGTGCACCTGCGGGTACTAAAGGACCTCCTGAATAATATTCAGATATTTGTATTGGATTAGTTCCGCCAAATTCAGTTTGAATGTCGTCAAGGCTAGTATTATTTGCTGGGACAGGCATTTCTAACTCCCCTTTTTAGTTAAACTTTCTACTTGAGCTGAAAGTTTTTTTACCGCCTCTATTAGTAAACATGTTAATCTGTCGTATTTAACAGCTTTGATACCATCAGGTCTTTGTGCAACAGCTTCAGGTAAAACTTTTTCTACTTCCTGTGCAATTACACCTACATCTTTTTTTCTAACAAAGTAGCCATCTTCGCCACCTCTTTGATCAATGTAATCTTTTTTCCAATCGAATAAAACACCATTTAATTTTTTAAGTGCTTCTAATGGATCAGGAATATTTATAATATTTTCTTTAAGTGCAATGTCTGAAGAATAAAATGCAGTAACATCATTAGTTGCTCTAATTTCACCTGTTGTAGCTGACGCACCTGTACCAACTCCAAATGAATTAAATTGAACATCATCAGATGTTCCTAAATCTAAAGAATCTCTAGCAGTTGATCCGTTTTCTGCAACCCAAGTAGATCCGTTAGCAACAATAAAATTACTATCAGTAGTAGCCAAAGCTGAAATTGCAGCAAGTTCAGCAGAATAAGCTTGAACATCTGTTCCAACAGTTAAACCTGCTAAATCATTATTTACTTCAATTACATTTGTTCCGTCTGAATATAAAATTGCTTTATTTTTTTCTGTAGCTCCAAAAGTAAAACCACTTCCTGAAACAGTTTTAAAAGTTACAGTGAAAGCTCCTGTTGTAGCATTTTCAACAATATAAGTTTTTTCAATTCCATCAGGAATTGTTACATCTACATTTCCTGCTATTGTTCCAGTTAATTTTAAAACTTGATTTTTACCATTTGAAATAGCACCATTAGTAAATGCTAATGCAGCACCTGAAGTAACTCCAACTTCATCATATCCACCAATAGCTTGTTCAAGAATTAATAAGTTTGTGTTTGTAATTTGTCCCCAAGTTCCTGAATTTTCTCCAGTTGCTTGTACAGTTAATTTTAAATTAGCTGATGTTGAGTTTGCCATATTTTAAATTCTCCAATTAATCTATTTTTATAAATTTTGATCAACAATGTCAATCTATAATTTTTATGCAGCGGTGTCAACTTCTTGCCAACCTGGTGGATCCAATGGCGCTGTACCAGTATTTACTTGGTTCCATATTAGAGTTCTAATAGTTCCTTCAGCCATTGTCAAGTCAATTCCTGTAGGAATTACTTTAGCATTTCCAGTTGTTATAACACTTCCTAAATTAGCTGATAATGCAATTCCTGTTACATCTGCAAAAGTTACAGCATCTAAAGTACCTACTCCAAGACCGGCCGCAAAACCTTCTCCAACAACTGTTACATCTGCATTACCTGCTACAACTGTACCTACAGCTAAAGAAGCATTAAATCCAATACCGGTAACTGTTGCATCTGGAGCCGGATCCACGGTTCCTTCTTCTGCAGTCATTGCTTCACCGGTTACATCTACATTAGCT